AAGGTAGTAATACAGATCCTGTAATGTATTGCAGTTTTGCAATAAATGTATTAGCAGTACATTCAGCAAAATGTACTTTATTTTGTTTAGTACCTCTTTCTAAAGCAAGAAAAAGTTTTTGTAAATAAGTTTTATGTTTTATTTTATTATGCTCTTTTAATTTTTCTATATATTCTAATGTCTGTTCTTTTGTAAATTCAACATAATGCCTATCTAACCCATCATCAAAAATCGCTTCTATGAACAAAATATTTACACCTCCACATTTCGAGTGGACGCTGTTTTTAATTCTACATTAACGGAACCTCTCCATCTCTGATTTTGAGTGTTTGATAAATTAAAAACAATATCGGAAATATAATATGTTATATCTAAATTGGCGTGCATTAGATGTTTAGTTTCGACATTAACTTTCCTACCTATAATCCAATGATTAAACCTAAACGGATCTGGTATATTTATTCTTGTAGGTTTAATAGTATTAAGTAAAATAGATGATAGGCTTTCTTTAATAACCATTATATTATCACTAGCAGATATTAAGTTAACTACAGGTTGTATATTTTTATCTAGATATACATCAAACAAATCTGTATTCTGAACAACGTCTACAGAACGTAAATGTGATACTATATCAAGTTTTTCTATATCAAATAATTTTGTTGTGCTGTGTTTAATAATATTTAATTCTTTAGGCATTGTTGTTGCTACCATATTAAAATTATTATGAACTGTTGGTAAATTAAAAACACCATATTTTAAAGAATCTATGTCGGTTTCATGTTCTTCTGTAGATTCTCTTAAATATAAGGTAATAGGATCGTCTTTAATTTCATTTACAGATACTATGTTTAATTGTTTTAAATCTGTATATATGAGAGGAAAATTTGTATAATAACCATAATACTGAGATATGTATTTAACAGCATCACCAAATTTTAAATCGGGTACCCATACAGAAGATAATTTTTCATTGTTTTCAAAATTGCCTAATTTTAACTGTAACGAACCGTGTTCTGTTTTAGACCATAAGTTATTAACAACGTCTTTTAATGTTTTAGAAAAATACATACCACCAACATCTGTATATGCTAATGTATATGCGTCTTTTAATATATATGCATGGTGTACATGCATTCTATCTACCCGTTCTTGTAAATTGGGTTCTCTTTTAACCATAGAAGAAGTATTGCTTAAACTTAAAAAAGTACCAGATATATACGTTTTATTATTAGCACGACCATCTCGTTCTATAATAGTTAAGTCTACAAGATACGGTTTTAATAATTTACTCGCTAAACTACTTTCTGCATAAAAAGACATTTGAAGAGTAGGTGTTAATAAATTATTACCTATATGTATATTAATAGATGTTATTTCTTGATCTAATAACAATTCTGTGTTATCAAATATTAGTTTTACTTCTACATTAAAACCCAACTGATCTATCACACCAGACATAATTATAACCAACCTTCGGGTATAACATCTGTTGATGTTGTTTGATTAATGTTATCCAATAAATACTTATTTAAAGAATTGCTTATTATAATTAAAGATGCGGGGCGTATAGACATTATTTTTTGATTAAATACTGCAGACGGTGTTTTTGAAGATGCCAGTATACCTGCTAAATTTAAGCCGTTGCTCATACAGCTTAATAAAATAGGTGAAAAGAACTTAGCCACTTTAGTTCTAAAGTCTACTAAAGACACATTTGGAAAAATATCTAGTTTATCTAAAATATTAAATAAAGATTCAAAACTTGAAACATCTTCTGACTTGGGTAATAAGTCTGTAGAAAATTTACCTGTAATTATTTTTTTCTTTGTAGTAGAATCTTCTTTTACAAAAAACCGTTGTGTCGCTACAGTTAATAATGCATTAATATTTCCAGAAATTTTAAAATAATTTGTACTTACTAATTTACAAATCAAGTAATACATATTGGCTATATCTTGATCCGATAACTCGCTAATATTTATATCTCTTATGTATGCTCTTATAACAAGATTATATATAAAACCACATATAGCATAAAATATATCAGATAGTACTTGTTCATCTTGCATTGTATTTAATAATAATAAATTCAATCCGTATATAACACAACTTGCAAACGATGTATAATCAGATATAATAATATTATTCGTTTTAGCGTCCATTTTACCTGTGGATAAATCCATATTTAAACAAATACCTTGACTGTTATGAGATTTATATATAATTGCGGGTATGGTTAATAGAGAAGAGGGAAATTTAGTTAAATATACAGTATTCCAGTTTAATAATTTTAAATAAGTAGCAGATACATAATTTACTATAACTGTTTCAACTCTACTACTATTAAACTGTCTATGTTGATGCGATACGGGTATAGACGGTGTGGGTGGTGTATTTAATATGGGTATAGTTACAGGATAAATATCTACTGGGGAAGTATATAAACCATCATACATGCAACACTACACCCGCTTTCTTTTTTCATATTTGGTTAATGCAATAATTAATTTTTCAACATACTCTTTTCCTAATTCCTTAACTAATAATTTATATAAATTAGTTTTTTGAATATCTGTAAAAACGTTATTAGTTATTTTTTTATTTAACCAATCATCTACATTTTGTTGAGGATCTTCACTATTTTTTTCTTGTTTAGTTACTAGCTCCTCATAAGATGTAACATTTTCTATTTTTTTTAAAGTTCTTGGTGATTTTTTATTTTTATCTAATAAAAATTCATTTAGTTGTTGTTGTGTTAATAACAATAACTTTTTTAAATTATCCGATGTAAATAAAGCATTAGAAGATACACTATTTAAAAATAAAATAATTTGATATAATAAAATATTATTATATCTAATATGCGATAGTGACACAGATTGATAATCTATTTCCGGCTCGAACTTTAATACATCTGCTTTATTTACTAATTCGCTTAATCTAGTAACTAAATAATCTGTTGATATATCTGGTATAATTAATTCGTCGTATTTTCCAGTATATACATAATCGTACTCACCAACAGAATCTATTCTAGCATTAAAACGATAATAATTAATCATATTACCTAATCTAAAATCCGTATACTCTTTTACATGATCTCTAATATTTGGAGATTTCCACATAACTCAATCCTCCAAAAAAGTATATTGGGTGTCTAAAGAAAAGACACCCAATTTAATTAAGCATTAAAAATTAAAATTTTATATTTATTAATACCTATAATTACAGGTTTTAATGTTTTAGCAATAAAACATCCCGGTTCTATTATATTTTTATCAAGGTCTTTATAAGGTGTTACTTTTCCGTCCTGAGAAGATACTAATAATGTACCTGCTGGATATGCGTTATTAGATTCTACTACCACGTCGTGTATTTGACCTAACAGAGCTACAGGTATTCGTCCCTTTTCAAATTCTTCTTCAAACTCTGTAGTGCCGCCCAATGTTAAGCCCGGCGAATAAGAAACAAATCCTATAACATTAGTATCCGCTTCTTTATAACTAACTATAGCTTTCCCCTCGTCGTTTAATACTATACACTGACCTTGTTTAGGCATTTCTGTTAAACTGTGATCAAAGTATTCTACAATATCCGAATTATAAACGGCACCCACTAAACCATATCTATTTACATACGCCACTTCGGATGTATTAAACATAAACGATATACGCATATTATTAACATCGCCGTTTGTTTCATCTAGTGGTCTACATACTAAACTAATTCTGTCTTTACTACGTAAATTCAAATACTCAAAATTAGATTGTGTTATTGAGTTAACAGCACCTACAGCTGTAGTAACGCCGGTTTTATAATAATATAAATTGGTTTGCTGCATACTTAAATGACCAGTTAACACACCACCGGTTAATTGTAAAAATCTATCATCGTGTTCTGTATCGTGATTACCAATTCTGTCATCGACATATTTTTTAGTAGATGCGTGTAAATTATTTGTAGGTGCAGCATGTAGAGTCAAGAAACCTGTCATAGTAGATCCAGCTAATTTAACAAATCTATCGTCGTGTTCTGTATCGTGATTAGATATTTTAGTATCTACATATTCTTTAGTAGCAGCATGTTTATTAGATGTTGGGTTTGCATGCAATGTTAAATACCCGGTCATTGTATCGCCAGCAACTTTAACATATGTATTAGCATTTAAATTAAGTAAATAATCGCGCTGAGCGTCTACATACGCTTTTCGTGCTGCATGATTATTAGAAGTTGGATCACCTGGCAATGTTAATTGTCCGGTCATAGTAGATCCGGCTAATTTAACAAATCTATCGTCGTGTTCTGTATCGTGATTAGCTATTCTAATATCTACATATTGTTTTGCTACCATTTCATTTGCTAAAGACGGATTTACATTATGAACTAATAAGGGCCCACGTAGTTCGTCCCCATCTTTTTGAACAAATGTATTCATTGCCCATTCGGGAATTACATCTTCGGACACACGACCATCTTCTGTATTTGCTGTGTCTTCAATCCAGTCTTCCCACACATTGTTTAATGGAACTATAGACCAATTATCTACTCTATAAGTATATAATATTAAATGTCTACTAGCATCATATTCTTCCATTCTAATACTTTTAATACTGGCTACAGGAACGGGTTGTATTTTTTGATACTTATAATCTACTACAACGTGTATAGTTCTTTCTGTAATAGGTGCTTGAAATAGTTCGATGGTAGACGGTTGAAGCATTTCAATTACAACGTGAGATATAACACATATACCTTTTGATAAATGTGCTATCATTTTATTATTAGTTGAGTCGCGTTCAAAAGAAATATCAAAACCGGCAATGTAAGATTTATCATTACCTAAAATTTTTAACAACTTATTATGGTTGTCGGAATCGACAGGAGAAAAGGGATCTATATTTCTCTCCTGTATGGCATTCCAATCTAACGTAATCTGATATGCCATGCTATTCTTTCCTCCTGTTTAACTAAAATATAAAGAACCATTCAATAATCAATTCAACTAAATTACTTTTAGGAATTGTTGGAAATGTTACATGAGAAAACATTGTATATTCTATAGGTATAGACGGTTCGTTTAATACACTAGAAGATATAAATAAACCAGCTTCATTAATATATTGATTAACACAATCTTCATATCCTAAAGTCATCGTAACCTTTGCCGTTAATGTAGATTCGAATGTTACACCGTCTACCATTTTTTTTGTTGTGTCCTCGTTATATCTTTCTCCGCCTTCTGTATTAAATATTATTGGATGATAGAGTTCTATATCGTTATCTGTAGGCCATATAGGTTGAAATGGGCTATCTATGGCCGCACCACCGCTACCTACAGCAAACCAACTAGGTAACCATTCTTGTTGTTGAGTATTTAAATCAAAAGGCATACCAAACATTCTTTGCATTAACCAATGTCTACCCGTAATAACAATATGATTATCTGTATCTACTAATAATTCATTATTTGAATGTATTTTAATTTTACCTTTACATAGAGACGTCGAATCTGTACTTTTTATAGTCTCTGTAATTCTATGTAATTGCAACATAAATTAATATTCCCCCCTACGCTATAATATCAAATACTGGATATGCTTTTTGTCTTATTGTAAATTCTGCTGTTAAACTTTTAAAGGAAGCACCTATAGGCAAATACACAGCAGGCCAAAAATAACTCATTTTAAAATAAGGCGAAAGTACATTAGAAAAATCTTCTTTTGCCATCATTTTTAATGCATTTCTTCCAAGACCTTCTCCACTATTTGTTCCGGTAAATTTTAACATACCCATATCATCATAATATGCAACTACAGGTAATCCAATCCTATACCAACCAGAATCATATATCCACCATTCGCCGTGGCCTATATCTTTAAGTAAATCGAAATATTCCACATCTTCATATTTATCAAAATAATATTTATCAAATCTAGGTTTTACAAAATATCTAAAAGCAAAAGCAAATCTAGTATTATCATCACTGTCTACTGTAATAGAATGTAATATAGCTTTATTTGAAGGTATGTTACCTTCGGGTATTTCTTTAGTTGTGGTTTCGAAACGTATGGGGTCTCTTGCAATAATAATAATATCTCTGTCCCAAGTATTTGTAACAATACCTTCATCGTTTACATTCCAGCTCATTTCACTTAAATCATTATCTTTATGCATAGTGGGAACCCAAAAATTCCATTGTAATTTACTATGACCTGTAAACGTATATGTTTTTTTACTTTGTGTATATATTTGATACTCATTAACAAACATATATGTATTACTTGTTATATTTGTATCAAATGTAAAATTAGTTGTATCTAATTGTATTCCATAATTAAATGTATCTATTAGAGACATATCTATTTCCATTAATAATTTTTCTCTAATTTTATGTAATGTATCGTACGATGTGGGTGGCGAATGCTCATCGTCGAATATATTATTAATTACAGATTCTACTAATTGTCTTTTAAATATAGTTGTAAATTTATTACCAACCATTACAGAATCAAAAACATCATCACCAAAACGTAAAATAGGAGATTTTTCTATTAACTTAGAATGATAAGGTTTTAAATAGTTCATTATAACTCTAATATAAACTGTAAATAAATATGCAATAGTAGCGTATAATTTAAGAGGAAATATTTGTTTAGTATAAGAATATAAAACTTGTTCGAATACAGTTAGAAACCTAGTAAAAAATTTATTGGCTAATACCATAGATTCATTAAAATCTAAAATATTATCTTCAGAAGACATAGGCTTTAAATCGAAAATATATCGTCTACCAGATAAGTCTTCACCTAACTTTTCATATACTAGCGCATCATCTATTTCATCTAAATTTTTTAATATCCAATTATAAAAGGTTGGATTAACGGTTCTTAATAATTCATACGTATACGGCGCTTCTGTAAGAAATCGTTGTTCATAATTTTCTGTATAATTTCTATAAAATAATTTTTGTATGGTTTCCATTCTAGTCCATTTATCTTCATAACTTACAGTTGGTGCAGATAATTGTTCAAATAATTTTAAAGCCATTGGTATATCTATTGTTGGGTCTGTAACTTCTCTATTCCATCCCATTAAAGATGTACCTGATATAGCTTCTATTTCTGGTGGATATATACCAAATAATTTATCAAACACCATCCAAGTACCTAAAGAAACTTCTTCAAAATTAATATGTTCTCCATAACCTTGTATAGTTAATGTATCTATATTTTTACCTTCTAATTTTAATTTATTATAATATTGTCTAACTATATCTAATGCTATAGCTGTTTGTGTTGTTATTTTAGTACTTAAGAATGTCGAAATACTAAAATAAGATGTTTGAGAAGGTAAATAACTCATGGTAAGTCCCCCGCCATAGAAGCATATAACATATCCAGATCTTCTGTATCCAACCACCACATAGGATCGTTTAAGTCTTCAATTCTAAAATCGTCTACATCAAAATTCCAAGATTTAGCAGCATTAGAAATAAAAATAGGTTTGGGTACTAAAACCCAATCGCCTTCCTTTTTATTAATTTCATATTCGTCTATTCTATAATGTGTATAACCTAAATGATTTAACATCATAGATAAAATATAAGGAGTACCTTTACGTCTTAAATAGTAATATATATTTCTAGATATTTCTCTATTGATATCGTCGTCGAATAGTGGATATAAATCAAATCCATACGAATCTAAAAACACTTCTATTATATCTTTATTTTGCATACTGATGTCTGCTATATGCAATCTACCTAAAATTAATGTATCTATAACCGCATATAGTTTAACTAAAATACCTATAAAATTATCGTAAGTAGTACTACCAGCATATATATCTTGATATACTGTTGCTTGTATATGATTAAAGATTTTTTCATAAGATTCTTTATATCTAGTTTTAATAACAGTATCATTTAATTCTGTAAAATCGTCGTTGATAGCACATCTCAATAATGTTTTAAACATGTCTATGGGTATAGTTAATTTTTTTAAACGCTCTTCGAGTTTTTTTAAAGTAATGGGAGACAGAGTAATGTTATTTGGGTTAATCATGATAATATAGTAGCCCCCTTATTTAAAAAACTTATAAGTTTATTAGACACTAAACAATATTCTATAATACCCTCTAACATATTTGTAGCTGTTTTATTTTCTGATATATAAGCACATTCTTCTGAATGTATGAAATGTATCCATTCATCTATTAAATTAGTAAATACATCTTCGCTAGGTTTTACATATATATTCATAAATGCTGTTGTATTATTATTTAAAAAATATAATAATAAATTAGCTCTTTCTTCAATTAATGAATTATTAAACAATTCGTTAATATGGATATCTCCATTTTCATCTGTTATATATTCTTTATATTTAATATATACATTCGTGCGTGGGTTTACTTTTTCTTCTTGCTCTGTAAACATATATATTGGTGCTTTTGTTATATCGTATATTTTAGGTAAACATAATAACATCCAAACACTTTGGGGATTAATGATTATAGAACTATAATTATGAGACATAAACATAGTCCCTACGGGTGTTAATGATTCTAATGTATTGAGAATGTTTTCCATTTCTGGAAAACAATTTTTTTCATGAGTATGGTAAGCTAAATTGTGGTTATAACAATCTTTACTATTTAGATAATGTACAATATCTGTAAATCTTGCTATTAAATATATAAAGTTTGTAGCGTCTTCTATACTATATATACTTTTTGAATATTCTACATACATGTATTCTTCATCCACATGCATTTCAAAATTATCTCTTAATTTTAATTGCCTAATACTACATCTATAATAAGGGTTATCCAGCGGTCCAGAAAACTCTACATTTATAACTTCCCATTTAACATAATCGCCTTCTATTTCAAAATATGCGATATCGCCCACATGGGGAACTAAACCCACAGAACTGTCTATAGTAAATGCGGTTATTGTATTATATGAAAAAGAAACACCCCGCTCACCAGCATCCATAGAAGGTATTACTTGCTGAACTGCTGTTAACGGAACCATGTGTACTTTTTTAAATTTCCGCCCAGAGTGTTCGCCTGTCTTATGATATGTTTGTAAATAATGTGGGTCGTATTGTGTAGATTTATAATTTAATTGATAATAGGTAGAATAAACAATATTATTTACTTTAGCATAATAATCGTATACTAATTTTTTATACTCTTCTATATAATTTGTTAATCTAATAATGGGTTGCATACTAACCCACCTGCCAATACTTATGACGTTTGTTAGTTTTGAGTTGATATATATTTAAATCCATCATGGATGTATTTGCGCCTATTTGGAAAGTATGCGAATAATCGTGCCTATCGAAAGTAAAAGCAACTTCTATTTTAACAGTAGGATTATTGCTACCAACTGTATCTTCTACTTTAGTAACTGTTAAATTTGTTACAGTTATACGAGGTTCCCATTTTTTAATAGCATTTTCTAAATCGGATTTAATGCTTTCTAAAGTTCTATCATCCAATATATCCCAAATGTATTCTTTTAATCTGCAACCAAATTTAGGTTGCCATATTCTACTTTCTAATTTAGTATTAAAAATTACAAATAAAGACTGTACTATAACTTCCAAGTCTTCAGATAAATATAAATCACCAGTAGAAGAGATTTCTGGTAAACAACCAAGTAAAACAGATTGCATTAATTATCTCTCCTTTTTTTAAAAAAATTAATTTGAATAAATTTTATCAATTAAATCTTTTTCAACATAAGTAGTAATTTGCGATGTCAAATACTTTTCCATATCCGTCATAGTCAATTTTTTAACATCTATATTATAAAATTTACACATATCAAATAATACAGACCCTATTTCGACGTCAGTATTCATTTTTAAAAATATCTCAAATAATTTACATAACATTTTAAGTTTATTGGCTTTCAAAAAATCACCACCAAAAAAGAAAAACATTCCCCACTTATTAAAAAAGTGGGGAATGTGATTACTTATATTTATTGAGTTTAGATGAGCTATTTAATTGAGCTTCCGCTTTATTTTTGTTCATTTCTTCTTCCATTCTTTTTTGCTTTTCTTCTTCATATTTTATACGCCAAGTTAATATTTTATTAAACATTATAACAGGCATCATTTGGCAAGTATACCAAGATTCGCCGTTAAATAAAGTTGTATATAATCCTATTCTTTCTATTTGTGTTTTTTTAAATTCATATCTCGCTTTAATATCATTGTGATAGACGAAAAAGCTCGCTAATCATATTAATATACATTTCACTACGATTACCACAATGGGGGCACTGCGTCGATACCTCCACTCTAATACCGTAATCGCCATAAGCTTCTTTCCAGGCGTCGTATATAACACGTCTATCTCTAGCAGGCAAGTTTCTCATATATGAGTAAATTTCAAAGATATTATTTATATGAATTGTTTGTATTTTTTCTGGATCTTTTGCATCCGCAGCGGGAATATTTAACTGCTTAACAATTAAATAATCGTCTGCCTTTCTAAGTACTTCTGGTGATACGCCTCTACTATTAGCAAACACATACTCGTCCCAAAGCGTGGGCATATGTAATTCTATTTCATATTTACTTACAGGTAAAGTAATTTTAACTTCTTTCTTTAATAAAGACTCTTTACCTTCATATAATTTAACATCTGTATTTTGTGTTAAATTTGCTTTTTGAGTAAAATTTTTAGAACAAACAGAACACGTAATATTAAATTCTTGGTCTTCGCCATAAGACGAAATTACTAAACCATAAATTAAAGCTTCTCTATCAACAAGAGTTAAATTTTTCATAAAAGAATCCATACTATCAAAAGGTGCTTTTTTATTATCTACACAATCGAACAATGTTTTATTAATTAGCTCCAACATTTTAGTAGTAGATAGTGAAGATCCTTTCAACGCTTCTTCTTGCTGAACTAATAAAGATTTAACTAATAAAGAGTGTTGTGTATGGGGTGTAATAACTTCCCATTTGGGTAATTCAAATACTTGAATTGTCGGTATGTCTTTGCTTAACATAATAAAGTAAACCTCCTAAAAATAATTAAAATTAATATGATGTTGCTATTACACGAGCTTTTGCTACCTTAGTATTAGATTCATTAATCAATCTTATATAAGCATGTTTTTGCCAGTTTAATAACTCATTATAATAAGTATCCTGATTTATAAACAAACCTATAGCATTTGGATTCATATCTATATATAACAAGAAATCGTTATCTAAAAAAGCTACTGTTAAATAATATAATTCATTTGCAACTGGATGTGGTATTTCTACTATTTCTTCATCACTTGCTGCTATTTCTATATCTTCGCAATACAACACAGCATTAGGTAAATATGGTTCATGAGAGATTAAATCCAATCCTTCCATACTTACATATACTGTTGTTTCTATTGTTTCATCTGGTAAAACATATCGTCCATCTATATATATCTTTTTAGACGTTGTGTTTTCATATGTAGGCATTATATCCCTCCTCAAAAAATAATGATATTAATCTATTATTTGTTCTATATAGTTATCGACAAAAAATAATAGAGTGTGCCTAAAAAAGGCACACTCTATATCTATTAAACAATTCTATTCTTAGTCTACAATACGCAGTACTCCAACACCTTCACGTCTTACAAAGCGAGATGCGTATCTGCTAAGGAAGGACATGGCGGGTTTACGGCCTAGCGGCCAGGGAGTGATAGTTAGAGGTCTGTAAGGCGCAAATACAAATACAGCATTATCAGGATTATCTGGCTGTAGAAGTACAGGCATCTGACCCTGCGGGATAAGCGGGCTGGAAAGGATCTTCCAAGAATCATCAAGAGTTCCTACGAAGGGAGACTCACCAAATTCTCCACCCTTAACGTCGCCCTTAAATCTATAATCACCAACAGATTTAATAAGTGCTACGTCGATTGGGTTGCAAAGAACAACGTTACCAGTACCAATATTAGTATCAGTATAAATCTTTGCAGATAGGTCGTTGAGATGAAGAACAATCTGGCTGATCCATTCTTTCTTACCCCATGCGAAGTTACCCTGAGGTGTTTTAGTGAAAGTAAATCTATCACCAACAACACCTGTACCACAGGATGTGGGATTGAATCTGCGAGTTTCATTTAAGATCTTATGAAGAAGCCTGCGGTCGATATCCATGGCAACAGTCTTGCCAAACGTATCCACCAACTGGGCTTGTACGTCCATGTCAAAATATGCTTTTACGTCCTGCTCATATTGAATCGACCACTCGGCCTGGACTTCATGATCGATAGCATTGAGCCTAATCTTAACGTGTTTAAAACTGATTCTAGGAGCAATCATTTCCTCTGCTTGTGTAATGCTACCAACAACAGTAATGGATGCTACTTTATCTGCGGCTTCTCCGCCTCTTGTGCTGGACACGGAAATAATTCCGTTAAAGTAATCGATGTTACCATGTACGAAATCAATTTCTGCACCGCACTGTACGTCGAAAGAGAAGTTGCCGTCATCGTCGGGCTCTGCATAGAACTCTTCGGAGCTACCGTCGGCACGAACAGCACCAACAATAACAATGTCTCTTGCTAAGTGTGCATTGGCACTTGTAAAGCCATTAACATCAAGAATATTAACAGCGGAAGGGACGTTTAATGAATACGGAGGAAGTTCAACAGTATAATCGCCAAAGGGCTGTGCAGTAGATACAGGCTGATTAATGTTGGGAAGCTCGTACTCGGTGTTGCCAACTTTAGCTACTGCCATAAGGAACGCATGAACAATTTCTGGACGATCCATAGGCATTACAGTTAAAGCTTCGCGCACAACTAGCTGGGGCCACATTCTTCTAAAAATGGGCATTACAAGAGGTGCTACAGGATTGAAACCATAAACGGTTTCTGCAAGCAGACCATTTCTAACTTGCTGGCTGTAAGTATCAAACTCCTCTTTCATCATAGGAGACAAGCCCTCGGAAAGGCTATTGGAGTATAAATCGAATAAAGAATCTTCTGCTAAAATAGTTTGGAAATCGGAAATGGGATGTGCGCCGTGTTTGCCCATAAAGGAAGTAGTTTCCTTTAATAGACCTCTCATCTGATTATAACTACTCATTCTTTTTTAACCCCCAAAAAAATTTACAAAATATGTTATATGTTTTGGGGCAAATCTTCTTCGTTGATATGTCTTTCTTCTTTCTTCTTCAATACCCAATGATATTTAGCAACACACGCTATGCGTTTCTTACTTTATTAGTAAGCGTTTGGTTTCCATGGTTGCTAACACGGTACCTTATTTAACTTATGATTTTAAATACTTATCAAATAATTCTTCTACGGGACCCTTACCATTTATATAATCATCAAGGAAATTAATTACATCTGAAGATTGGTAATCAGTTACATCACCAATATAACCATATATCATAGAATCGATATCTTTATTAGCTTCTGTTAATTGTTTACTTTTTAGTTTTGTTTCTAAACTTTCTACTATTTGTTCTAGACTAAAACTCGGTCGTTTTGTATGTAATACATTTTCCAATAAATCACTTCTATCATATATTACATCGTGTTCTAAATATACACTTGGGACTGTATCTTCTCTAAACTTATTAAAGTTTTCAGATACAACTTCCACCATACGTGCTTTAGCATGTGAAGGATTACTAACACAGTCGTATGTAATAATACTAAACGGATTTGTAACTTCTGTTACACCATCGTGTCTTACTTTAGATTCGCCAATAGCACGAAGCGAAAAACCCACCGGGACTTGATCCATAATTAATCCAGCCATTTTAAAACCCGGATCTGTTAAACTAGTTTCTACGATACCATAAACAACATTATCGTCTATATAAATATCTTCAAATATATGACTTGCCTTTTCATATAATACAACAAAATGTCTATAAGAATCTGCCTCATCGTTGCCTAATACTAATGGATGGTCTAGTTCACCTAATAAAGATCTACTTTTAATAATAGGTCTAAGTTCGTTTAAAGATTTTTCTAAAATATATCTTGGGTATATACGTTTGTTTTTATTAACTTCGTTTAATGTTTGTAATACTGTTTTAATTCTAGCCTTAGGCATACGATAACCTGCGGATGAAGTTTCTAATAATTCTGTACTACCGGAAAAGTTAGCAAATCCTTCATTTAACAAAAACATAGTGTATACTCCACCCCCTTCTACATTTCTTGTTTTTCTTGTCTGTTTTTTTCACGAATTTGTTCTATTTTAGACTTAGCTTGCTCTACCGCCGTCTGTATAAAATCTTCCATTTCAGCATTAATTTCTGCAATATCATCACGATCCATTATACTACCGCCCATATTGGCAATTGTAGATAATAATTTATTTAATTGCTGATTAATTTTTAATATTTCAGGATCTGATGTAGAAGAACTAACATCGTCTAATAAATCTCGTAATTCCATTACTTGTCTAATATTGGAAGTTAGTTTATCCTTCTGATCTTCTGTGTCCTCTACACCCATACTAAAATCATCACCAGGGGTACTATCAGAATCTCCACCAAAATTAAAATCGTCTCCGCCTAAGTTTAAATCTAAATCTCCGGAATCCCCACCAAAATCAAAGTCATCGCCGGACGGTTCGTCGCCACCAAAATCGAAATTATCCCCCGTAGCAGAAGTGCTTGATGTGTCACTAAAATCTAAATTCTCCTCACCAGCATCTGTTTGTTCTGGTACATCTAAAGAAGTATCTATATCACCTAAATCAAAATTTGGTGTGTTTGAAGTTGTTTGTTCTATATCGTCCTGTTTTTGGAAACTATCTAATCTATTTTGAAATTTCATTAAAGCATTATCTAATGCATCTTCGCGTATGGCTTCTGTAATCATTAAATTAAAAAATGTATCATCCGATAATTCTTCTAATATTTCCTCAACAGATTGGTGTGGTTTATTAATCCAATCCTCAATTGAATTATACATAATTACGCTCCACCCCCAAAGTCATCTGCGCCCATACCTACATCTCCGCCCCCGCCAGCTCCACCAAATTCGGCACCACCAGCAAAGGGATTTTCAAAACCCAACTCATCCATTTCTACTTCATCTTCTTCTTTTTTGCGCTGTAATTCTTCCAACATAATAGTATCCCAATCAATTTCCGGCATGTATTTTTGTCTAATATAACTTTCGGGTACGCCCATTTCTTCTAAGTCTAAAAAAATGCTTTTGATTTTACTATAATAAGAACTAACGTTTTCTACATTAATAGCAGCAGGGGGCGCAAAACTACATATAATACTTAAAAATAAAGGATTTATATTATCCATATGTATAATTCTATATATTTTTTGTAATAAAGCAGTATATTGTGAACTAAATATTTTTTGCATTCTAATAATAGATCTTGCAAATAACATAGATTCTTGAGCCAATGTTGCTTTAGTGGAATTAAATTCTTCTATACCTAAATAAGAAGGAGGAATTTCTAATCCTGTAAGTATATTTTTTAAATAGAAATTATCTTCATCCGTTACATCGGACATAGTACCTAATTCTAAGGTATCTATATCAACCATACGCTGTCCACCACGGGTGGGAATATAAAAATCTTCAAATGTTGAAATAAGAGAAGGAATAGCATCTGTAGTACCTAAATCGTCAACTGTAATTTCTCTTTTCTTAACAGATCTTTTTACAGATTCTATTCTCTTTCTAGCATCGTGTGTATTAGTAACATCTATATAAAATACTAAATGTTTTCCCACCCTAGCCAATCTATATAACGTAGATGCGGTTAATCTAGCTAAGTATAATTTCATAGTATACAACAAATCTGCAAAATAAGACTCGCCATAAGGTTCATTTTCATTACTCGGGTATTTAAAATGTTGCATATTATTGACAGGTATAAATCTTACTAAAATTTGCTGATTTGGATTATTAATTAAAATTTTAGTTATTAAATCTTTAAATTCGTCTGGTACTTTACTAATTGATTTATTAGTTAAATACTGTCTTACTTGCATAAATAATTTTGTTATCATTTGATCAGAAACGGCTTTTTCTTCTGGGAATTTAGAAGTTTGTCTAGTATTTATTGTAGCCATGTTGTCAACTGCTTGTTCAACATATAAATATCCCATAACCCATTTATTTCTATGTAGTACAATTACATTGCGTGGATCGATTTCTATTAATTTTATATCATGTATAGCTAATTTATCGCTACCGTACACTTTAGATACACGAACATCAAAAGGCTGATCGGGAATTTTTTCATATACTTCTGGAGCTATTTCTTTCTCTTCTTCCTTTTCATCCTTTTTCTTTTTATCCTTATCATCTTTTTTCTTATCTTTATTCGCTTCTGCAAAAAATTCAAATACATTAAATTCAGATTCTTCTTCATTAATACGTAAATTTATAGAAGATTCTTTAACTAGTTCTGGTGTTTCTATAAAATGTATATTTGCTTGACCTTGTTCAGTACCTTCTTTAAGAATAATGTTGTTTGCTTGTGTTGCAACATACATCATATTATCGTCTGTTGTTATTTCTATAAACCTATCGCCTTCAATTAATGTAGATGTTATAATACCGTCTATAGAAGATTCTAATTCTAAATACTTAACATAGTCTCGAAATTCTCTAATTAAATCTGCAAATTCTTGTTTTTTAATTTCTGACTCATCGTCTATCATAATACGAAAAGCCTTTTTATTAATATCATCTGGAGATAATATATTGTCTACCCATACACGAGTTGCTCTAGAAAGAATAGGTATTTTTTTTCTAATTTCTTGTATACTATCGTACATAGCAATTCTAGAAGGTGATGGTTGTGCTCCAGATAATTCTTTTGTTATATCTTCCATAATATTAGTAATACTATCACGTTTATTATCAGAATTAGTAGCTTGCAATAATTGTACTATATCTCTTTTTTTATACGGATCTAACGGCGTTTGTGTTTGTAATTTGACTACTTGTTTATCTAAATCACCAAGTAAGTCTTGAGATTTATTTAAACGGAGAAGCAAATTTTTAGCTTTGTCCAATAACGACATTACGAATTACTCCTCCTTTAATTTTCCAAGTTCGAATTCTTCTATAGGTTCTAAAAATGAAATTGTATAAACCTCATCTATTTTAAGCGTAACAAAACCTATAATAATATCTTGTATTTCTGTTTTAGTGTAATATGAAAACAATAACCTTTTTAAATATTTTGGTATATATCCTAATACAAATTTACAACCATCTAATATTATATTATTGTATTCATGAACACTTATAGCGGTATCCCCAACTAAAACATCGTGTACGGCTTGTGTGTTAGTATATCTTAAAACATAATCAGCTATTAATTTTATGAAAATATCTTGAGCTTCTATAAAGTTATCTAAATTATGTTTCCATAAAATGGGTTTAACATATTTATATATAAGTAAACTAAATACACATAACATCAAAATAATTATAAAATTAAACATATAGAACCCCCTTAAAAAAGAAACTGGGCTGATATGTACATATCAACCCAGTTGTGTATTAACATTATTTCTTTTTGTTTTTCATATCCTCGTCTGCATCTGTTGCATAGAAAAATAATAAAGTCTGTTTATTAACTAATAAAATATCATTTTTTGATGTGGGTATATCTAGAGAAACAAAAGGTTTATCAGAATCTGCTATAATTTGACATATTTCGTGTATTTCTTCTTTTGACATATCCTCTGCTGTTAAAACGCTTTTTTCTCCACCCTGATAACCGAATACTAATTTTTTAGCTTTCATGATGATACTAATCCTCCAATATCGATTTTTTTAGTTTATGTAATAACAAACCTCCCAAGTAATGTATGAGAGGTTTGTTATTAATTATATTATTCTGTTTCTTCTTTTGTTTCTTTAACTTTTTTTCTTGTTCGAGTAGTAACGGGTGGCTGAGTTATAATTTCATAATCTACACCCTGTTGTTGCAAAACGGCTAACTGATGTTCATATAATTCAACTATAGCTGGCGTTCGTAATCCACCATAACCAAAACAAGTCAACATACCGTGCGATTTAATTCTCACGTTTACTTTTTGTCTACCGGTCATTTTTAATCACCATCCATTAAAAGGTGACCGGATTATTTACTAGATCCGTCTATATCTTCACGAATTCTTTTAAGAACCGCAGAAGGATCGTGGGCTTCTCTCTTATGGCATACTGTTAGTAACATTCCCTTTTCTGTAATAACAAGATTAGACTTTTTACCCCAGGGTATTTTCTTACCCATTGCTTCAAGATAGGGTGTTAATCTTGCTCTAGCAATTTTAACAATGGGTGCGCCTATCTTACTAACCATAGAAGGATTACTAAACATTTCGGACATTTTTATAATAGCATCTGGTATTGCATATACATTACCTTCAATAACATCTGCTATAGGATATCTATAGTCCATAGTATGCTTACCTTCATTCATATAGTATAAGTGTGTTTGTTTTAGAGAAGTAATATCATAAGATGTATCCGCTTGCTGGGCAGTTTCTAGAATATTTTTATTTGCCTGAAATGCATTATATTTTGCATTTTCAGCAATAGGAAGAAGAGAAGTGTTTAGTACTTTAAGTGCTTCTTCTAATTTATCCTCATCATCTTCCTCTAATTCTGCATCCTCTACACCGTCATCCGCAATAATAACATCTTCTTCATCGTCTACAGGAAGGTCTTCATCTAATACCGCGTCTTCCATATCTTCTGGAATGTCTTCAGGTACCACATCTACTTCAGATTGCCCATCAATAGATACTGGCTCGCCAACAGTTGCTTCTACTTCATCCACATCCGCACCTTGAGGTAGCTCAATCTGAATAATGGGCGCTTCTTCCGACTCCTCGATAACTTTAACAGCAATATCGTCTGCAGATACGCCTGCGGGTAATGTTATATGTACAACAGAAGGTTCTTCTTCGGGCACAACATCGGAAGGTTCTGTTAAAAGATCTTCTGACTTATCTAACGCATCATCGACAGTATCGATATCATCATTAAGTTCAAACCCGTCTAGTTCAAGATCTAATTCTTCCTCATCTTCTTCCAATTCTTCTTTAAGAAGATTTTCAAGAAGAGTGTCGTATTTTTTAATTAAAACATCTAAACCTTCATAAATAACTTTTTCACTTTTCTTTTGTTTTGCATTAATATTTTCTTCTGTACTTTCAGTTACATTATTTTTTACTGAAGCTTTTTTACTTTTAAACTGCTTAATTTGGTCTAATACTATATTAACATTGTCCTGTATTTGTTGTAATTGTGCTTCTTCCAAGTCCGACAATTCATCATCTTCTACATTATCTAATTCAATATCATCCCGCTCTGGATCTACTTCAACATCAACATCATCTAGGGGCTCAACGGAAGTAACATCGTCGTTTGTATCGCCCATAGTATAACTATCTATTTCTTCATTAACTGCGGAATCTCTTGCTGATGGATTATTAACTGTAATATCTATACCATCTGGTGCGCTAATGACTAAATTACCACTATCGTCTACAGACACATCCATATTTGTTGGATTATCTGTATCTATATTAACAAGCGGTTCTTCGCCACTTTCTAAATCGATTAATTCCTCTTCAGTATCTAATACGTCCACATCATCTGTATCTACTTCAAGCGCATCGGAATCTTCTAAATCAATTAAATCGTCCGCGGGCTCTAAATCGTCTTCCATTTCTAAATTTGGTTCTTCCGTAGAAACAACAACAGTATCGATACCATCAGTGTCTGTAGTAACTACATCTACTACATCTTCGTCCTCTAACATTTCTGTAAAAAGTTGTTGTAGTTTTTCAAATTGTTTTTCTGTAATATATTGAGCAGTATACTCATTTGCGTTATTTAAAATTTCGTGCAATGCTTCTATTACCGCTTTTTGTTCTTCTTGCGACAAAGACGTATTAAAATATTTCCCATCTGGTGTAGTTGTTGCTGACTTATTTAAAAGATCTTGCACCAACGCCACATTCTTCATTTTAGTTACATCGTCTAAAACTTGTGCCACTTTTGCCATTAAATAAATCCCCCTTGTTTTCTTCTTTCTTCTAGACTATAGCAGATATACCACCACTACCAATTACCAATAGTGTTGTTAATAATCCTATCAATGCATTTGTTGGAGTAAATAATGAAGACATTATAGAAATTTTTTCTTTTAGTTCTTCATTAAATCTATTTACAATAACGGCTTTTAAAAAAACCATAAATATAAATCCACCTAACATACCGCTTGCAGACTCTTTAACAAAGGTGGCTGTGATATTAGGTGCTTGTGGGTCTGGAGGTAATAATTCTTCGGGTATTTCAACACCATCCGAACCAAATATTCCTTTAATTTTATCTTGAATCTTATTCCATCTAGATGGACCCGAAGATAATCTTGCTCTAGATATTTTTCTTTCTGCACTATTCATCCACAATCCAATACCTAAAATAACTACAGCGGATATTAACCCTATAACAACAGAAGATGTTATATATGTTACTATAACAGGAGTTATAACAGTAGCTGCCGCAGTATCAAATAAAGACCTTGTTGCGGCTTTAATATAATTTTTAATATAACCTAACGCTATATTTAAACCAGATTTTATGCTAGATACAATAGTATTAATAAAAGATTTAAACCATTTTAATTGAATTGCATTATTAATTTTATTATTTACATGAGACCATTTAACAATTTCCATTAAAATATTTTTAGTAGAAGATATACAATTTTCTATTGTTTTTCGATATGCTGGGTATGTTCTATATACCTTGTTTAAAAAAAGATTATAATCCTTTACTTGAGGTTTTAAATAAGCACCTTTAGACTTACAATTTTTTTCTACTGTATGTAACATAGCAAGTCTTTGCGATTTTGTTGGTATTCTCATAACACACCCCCCATATTCAAAGAAATCTATTGTGTACAGTATTTGTTCTATATTAAAATCATGTCACTAATTTAATAATAAAATTAGTGTACAATCAATCTAGAACAAATATAGATAAGAATATAATTTTTAATATTCTTTAATCGAAAGGAAGTGTATGAAAATTACTAAGAATTTATATATTAATTTAAAAAGTTATAATTTTTTACAAGAAACTAAATATAAAAAACTATTAGAAGCAGCAGATACCATGTCCATTTGGAGTTCTATATCGGGTACTGTAATGTCTGGTATTAAATTATTAACTACAGATATAAAAGACCCTTCATATCAAACACTAATAAATAATTACGATGCTAATAAAACAGCAGTAACCGCTTCATTAACACATGCTAAAAATGTACTTGTTGAAGAAATTGGTATTGCTGGTGGGGACGCTAAAAAAGCAGGTAGCGATTTATTAGAATGGATTGTTAACAAATTAAATGTTGTAAAAGATGCTTTAGGAACAGTATTTGGTACAATTATCAATGCGATAACTACTGCTGCTCGTACTGCATTCGATTTTTTGAAAGGATTATTTAGTAGAATTACTGGAGCAGATCAATCTACAGAAGGTGTGTGGGCATATTTTAAAAGCGAACGTTTTTTAGATATACCTGCCAGTTCTTGGCTAATATGGGGCACAATAGCCGCTTTTAGTATTATTGTTTTTGCTAAATTTGTTAAATGGCTTAAAAATAGAAAGAAGACAGAAACTTCGGAATCGTTTAATAATTATATTTTAAACGATTTAAAATTATTAGAAGAAGTTAGATTAACAGAAGCCGTTTCTGCAAATATATATAAAAAAGCTGGAGAAAGTGCTATGGACCTCCAGCAAGATATCGAGGAGGTAAAAGACAGAAGTGGTATTTCATGGACAACTATAAAAATTATAGGTATTGTACATTTAATTGCTTTAGGTATTTATGGTTGTGTTAAATTAACAGCAGACGGGACTGCATAATATATTTTCTAAAAGGAGATAACTATAAATGAGTAAACTTAAAGAAAATCCCCACGGCGGATACTTAGGCATCGGTACGGGTGAAAAACAACAATTACAAACGTTAAAAGATATAGCTCTACTTAAACAATGGGTTTCGGGTAATCCAGAAAAAGTAAATAAAGCAAAAGATATAGTAACTATTAGTTTAGATGGTATAAAAGATGCTTCATCGACTGTTGCAGGTGCGTTAACCGCTTCTGTAAGTGGTGCTGTACAAAAAGTTAAAGACGAAGCAGCTAAAACAAGATTCAAATCATTTATGCCTAGAGTTTTAAGTAATTTATTAAAAAACATTAACTCTGCTATAAAATTAACATGGGAAAGAAGTGGAGTGCTTATGAGAGAGCACCCGAGTATTAAATACGCTGGGTTGGCTTTCTTAGGAGCGACTGTTTGTTTAATGCTATATAAAGTTGTTAAATGGGTTAGAGGTACAAAAAAAGAAGAACAAGTTAGTGAATTACAAACTAATATTTTTACATTTAATAAAAAATTAAAAGAAGGATTTGAATTTACTAAAAACTTAAATAAAATATTAAAAGAAGCAGAAAATTCTGAATCCGCTATGCTAAGCACCATTCAAAGATCTAAAACAGCGGCAGAAGAATGTGGTTTATTTGCAATAGAAGCGGAAGAGAAGAAAGAAGGAGCTTCATTAATTAAAAAAATTGCATATACAGTACTTGGTGGTGTAGCTGCCTTAGCCGCAGGTTTAGCTTTATATGGTTATTATTCTGCAACTCCTGTTGAAGGAAAAGATTGGAAGTTACCTACTCTTTAGTGAAAGCTGTGCTAAGCAAGACTTAGCAATTTTCTTACCCGGCTTGTATAAAAGGATATTGAATATGTTTTAGTAATTTTCTTATTTAATATAATTCCAGAAATACAGAGTTGCGGCAAATACGCCGCAACTCTTATTTTCTCGATATTTTAATTCTAAAGAAAGTGGCCCATATTACTTTTTTGCCCCACATCTACTCTAATATCTTCGGGCTTAATTACACTAGCAGATTTAATTACAACACCAAATAAAGAACTAATAGCATTCATATCATCGACCATTCTATATGAGCTATAATCTATAAATGTTTTAAATTTTATATTAGAAGGACCGTCTCTATTCTTATCTACTGTACACCATATCTCAACCCAATCTTCCGCACTGGATATGGTGCTTACTGTTTCTAGTGCTATAGAATCGGAATCTATAATACGCATATCTCTAGATATAAAATCAAAAATAGCTAAGAAATCCGTATTTTCAAATTTACGTCTAGAACCCGCTACAGCGGATCCGTCTAATTGAGCGTCTTTCTTATAAGAACTTGTTGTTAACTGAGTAACAGTAACTACTGGTATATCATAATCTACAGCTAGTGTTTTTAATTCGTCTGTTATAGCACCCAAGTCTCTCCATTCCTGGTCTGCTTTAGATGGGTTAACAGCATTCATTTTGTCCGCATAGTCTAGAAATAATATATCTATTTTAACATTATTACGTCTTTCGATATCATTAATCATAGACATCAAATCTAAAGCATTTAAAGATTTTGGTGGTTGCCATACTATATATAAATCTGTACTTTCATTTTTAAAACAAGCTTCATATGCTTCTGTATATTCGTCTAACTGATTTAATAAAGTAGATGCATCTATTTGTTGTTTTCTTAAACCCACTGTTATATAAACTCTTACATATGTGTAAACACATATTGGTCTATTCAACTCAGTGATAACGAGTCTGCTACGATGGTTTGTAGTCTTACTAACTCTCCCAAGTTCTCCAAGATGGCTGTAACCCAGCCAACATACGACTACCATAAAGTTGTAAGTTTTTGGCAGCGTTAGTGTCTCTATCTTCTTCATAGTTGCATACGGGACATTTGTAAACTCTGTCTTGCAGTCTTAACTTATTGGAACCTTCTAAACGATAACCACAACAACTACATAATTGCGTTGATGGGAAATATGAATCTGCTTGTATAAAAATGTTACCGTGTGAAGCAGATTTGTATCGTAACATTTCAACGAACATTCCCCAACAAGCATCTTGTATTTGCTTGGCTAGCTTCTTGTTTTTCATCAGATTTAGAGGTCGTAAAGTTTCAACTACAATTGTTTTATACCTTTTACAAATATCAGTAGTAGTTTGATGAAGAAAATCTTTTCTGAGACATGTTATTTTCCACCACAGCTTATTAAACTTGGCTTTCGTTTTTAGATACTTGTTGGATTGTTTACGTTGGCCTTTTTTAAACTTACGATCCATTACCTTCTGATAAAATATAATACGTTTTTCCAATTGTTTCAATCGTTTCTTTGGAGCGTGGTATGACGTTTCATCTGATAATGTAGCATAAGTTTTAAGGCCAAGATCTATTCCAACAATATCTTTAGCTGTGGTTTGACCACGTGGTTGATTAAGTTGTATTTGGAAATTAGCAAAATAACGATCGGCTTTTTTGAAGAAACAAATTTCTTTAATGGTTCCATTAAAACCGATTGGTTCTGTTAGTTTGAACCAACGATATCTTTGTGGAAATTTGAAACCACGACCACAATTAATTTTAAATTTAGTGTAAGTATTATTCCAAGTAATACGTTTACCATTTTCAGTAGAATATTTAAATGATTGCGGTGTTTTGTTTTTCTTTTTAAATTTAGGATAATTAGCTATACCTTTCCACATTCGTTTAAACGCATTATATAGAGTTCTATAACTTCTTACACGAATTTCTGAAGGCATATCAAATTCCCAATCTTCTTTAGTTGCGTTTAAATATTTACTCAAATCATTAAATTTATATTTTTCCTTTGCTTCTTGCCGTCGATTGTTTTCTGCTAACATCTTGTTCCAACAATACCTGTTATAACCAAAACACTGGTCTAAATAACGTTGCATCGTCTTACACATCTTTATCTCGATCATATGAGAGACCATTTCACCCATTGAACACTCACCTCCTTCCCAAATAATATTTCTATTATTTGTTCTGGAAGTGTTTCACATTACTATGGGCTATAACCCATACATTATAAGAGTTCCAACTTTGTCTTTCGACTGTTGTTAAATAACACAGACTATATCATATCCCTCGTTGATACGAGGGTGCTCGCACTTCGAGGATTACCGTCACCGGGTTCCCCTACTCCCTTCCGGGATAGTCGTTGAACCTTCATCTCTGTGAGATGCTTGGCTGCTGATTGCCCATTGTCAAAGCACTTAGGCTTGCGCCATATGCCCATCCTAAGAATTTTTTCTACTTTCGTCGCATGTCACGCTCAGGCTTGCGCCTCACGTTGTAGCTTCTTAGGCTCTTAGGGGTTTCCAGCAGTTCACGAGCTTATTCGACACTAATTACTTAGTGAAGGGACCTTTTGATCCACAGCATACAAAACGCATTTTAGTTTCTTCTATACTATTTTCTAAAGACAAGTATAATACTGCACGTCGCTTATCTGTTTTTTTATTTTCATTTTTAGCTTGCAATGAGCGTAAACACATATACGCCATATTGACTAATACTAATGATTTGCCCCCGCCAGAGACTCCACCAAACATATATACTCGCCTGTTTTCAAAGCCCCCATTTAAAATTTTATCTAAAATCTTATATCTTGTAGGTATCCTTTCTCTACTTAATTCCTTTGTAAGTATTTGCTCTATTTCTTCTTCAGACATTGCTACAATATATTCTGTTTGTTTATTATATGCTTTAGTTTCCATTAAAGCATTTTGTAGTACAGTATTAAAGTTAGTTAAAAAATCTGCAAATGTTGTTACATCTTGATAACCGTTTGCAATAAAATTATATAATACTTGATATTGTCCTATAGCATTATACAACAATTTACGTTGCATAAATCTTTCTTCTATTAACGTTACTGTTGATTGATCTAATATTTCTTGATATAAATATTTGTTTAAATATTCGACTGCTTTTTCTGAGTTTAATAATTCATTATCTGCTATAAATACTTTAAATTTATCTAATGCCACATCCCCATCTATTACTTTTTGATTTAACGTAAAAGTTTTATTTAATATTTTCCATATTTCATTTTCATATTCATTAAACGATATAATATTAACTTTACTTTCTTTTTGTTTTTTTTCTATGTTTTGTAATAATGCTTTAAATTCCTTAGCTAATATTGTAGCATTCTTCAATGTTTGATTATCTTGTTTTTTACCAAATACTATTCTAGCATAATAAGATAAAAATTCAGAACCTATAAAGACTTTATCATTTTCTAAAACACGTTTTAATTGTTGTAGAAGATCGACAGATTCTACCAAATATAAAACCCTCCCCATCTATAGAGAACTACTACATTGTTTGTTCCGGGAGCATGAAATATAATTATTCTTGGTTATACTTTTTCCACACTTTTTTACAAAGAAGTTTAATAGCGTGCATCATATTATGATTTTGATGTGACAACACGACACTTTTCCAAGAATATTGTTTCTGTTTTTCTTTTAAAGCAACAATCCATTCAACCCAATTTTCATCAATTTTATCAATTAATGCTTGTGGACTTTTTCTATTTATATATTTTTCTAAATATGCTTGTTTTAAACCTAGATCTGGATACACAATAGCAAACTCTATATTAGCTTCTTGTAGAGCAGAAAGCACTTCTGCATGTGTGGATACAAAAATAATATCTGTTTTATTTCAGCTAATGCTGTTTTAATATGTTCTATATAATTTGCGGGGAAATGTTGTTTGTCAAATTTAGAACTATCCGAATCCAAAACAATAATACCCTTTTCTTTAAGAAGTTTAGTAGCTGTTGTTTTACCTACACCAGGAAAGCCAGCAATAACCATAGTCATAGTAATAATATCCTTTCTACCATTTATTTTCATCTAAAGTCTCCACAGCTTCAAACGATTGTAACAATGTATTTATTTGTGTTTTTATTTCTTTAGCAGATTTAAATGCATCCGCACCCTCGTGAGATAATATATTATTAAAAGTTTTTATTGTATTAAATATTGCAGTGCATTTATTATTAACATATCTAGTTATTCTACCCGATCTTAAAGTAGTTGCTGTGGTTAATAATTTATTACCAAACTCTTGTTTATCTTGAAAAAACATATCTATTAATTTCTTTGATTCTATTTTACACCAAGCATGTAATTTTTTAAAAGACAATGCTTGATATAACATAAATATATATTGTGTATCTGTAACCATTCTACCATTTTCACCAATATGTGTTTCTATACCTTTAAACCCATAAGTATTTTGCATGTATTTTATTTTATCTTGTATGATCATATTATTAGTCAAATGTTTATTTATTTGATGATAATCTTTAACACCTTTATGTGCATAAGCAGGTCTTAAATCGGCAGTATAAAAACTAGGCACAGGCTCTGTTTCCCAAAATGTAAAAGCATTAGCTCTACATACTGTCATTATAGCAGAAGTGCTATCAAACGTAATACTTACATTCATATTATACTTTTTTAATAATTCTTCAAACAAAGTATAAAATAAAATATCTAAAAAACCAGTAACTCCAAGTATGTGAAAGTACATAGAGTTGCCTTTCTTTAAATATTCCAGTTCTCTTTGCAATATATCTTGCATAGGAATCATATACGATATAAAAGATGTATCGTTAGCAGTACCACTATTAGATACTATACCACCTACAGCCCATCTATGCCCACCCAAATATTCTTCCGGAGGTGTTGCTTTCAATACTTCTTGCCATAAATCAAATATATTGGGTGATTGGAAATGATATACAAAGTATATATTTTTACGTTTAGCTTCAGATAATTGAGACATTTGTTTCATACCTTGTATTGTATATTTTAAAGCATCTTCTCTATTAACTTTACCTTTCTGTGTGGGTATAACATCTTCTATAAAAAAATAAGTATTGCTATCAGGTACATAATCTATGAAATTGCAATAACCGTCTATTAGATAAGGTATATTTTTAGGTTCTATCATTTCCATTTGTATTTGGAAACCGCCAGAATCTATAAAGATATTATTATCTAAATAACTACGTGTAAAATTATAATCTCTTTTAATTTTATTAACAGATCTTTGTATGTTTTTAATATTACCTCCACTATGTAAAGCTTCACCAAAAGACAACATACAATTATCTATATGAGTATTAGCAAAATTTCTAATTTTAGAATCATCGCCATCGTATTGAAATTTCATAGAACGTAATAATACTCTAACAGATGCATACACAATACCATTAACATCAAACAATATAATAATACCTCCTCTGGTATTGTTTCTATTATACGAAACTAAAAGATAGTTTGCAATGCTTTAATTTAACTACTACTATCGAAAGATTTAGTATAGGGTGTAATAGACAAATTTCCTTCTACCCACATTTTCATCCATAATGTTTTGTGTGTGGAATTTTCAAACATGATATATGCATGTTTAATAGTTTCATCTCTAACCCACCAATTATCACCATAAGGCGCCATTTCTACAGTGAAATGACACACATAATTAGACCTCTTGATTCTGTAAAAAACAGAATCGATTGGGATAGGGATAGGGGAAATCGTCGAAGGAACGTACTTTTACCTAGACGATGGAAAAACATATCGAAAATTTGACGATGGGGATATAATTACGACTTCAACGGTTCAAGAAGTCGTAAGGGTGGACAACACCCCCGTCAAAATTGTAACACGCAATACCACCTACCATGTGCTATACTGGTAAGTGAAAAAGGACCCTGCTAACACAGAGGGTGCTATTATTTTTTGCTTACGCATCAGACTATATTACAATCGGGATTAAGTTCTTTATCTAAATTCTTACCAAATACAATATGCAATCTTGGTGATAAATTAACACCTAACCGATGACATATTTGTATAACAGGATATAAATTAGCCATTAATTCTTCATATGTTCCACCTAAAGGCATAAGCCATATACGCCACTTATCAAAACCAGATACAAGTGCTTTACTTATAAAGTGCTGTTCTCTTCCATAATTATTTGGGTCTACTACTAACTTCAATTCAACATCATCAAAATATGCTAAAGTTTCTAATAGCTCTAATTGTTGTTCCATTAAATCGTCTGACCAAATTTTAGGAGACCAACTATATACATATTTACTAATACGTTTAAGCGGATCTGTATGATGTATTGTCTTGATAAGATTTGGAAGTAAATAACCGTTAGTTTCAAATATAACTTTATTAGGTATTTTTACAGCTTCAATACTATATAACTTATATAATAATTCTATTATATTTGGTATGTATAATGTAGGCTCGCCACCAGTAATTAATAAGTTACGAGATATATTACTTAAACGTGCAATATCTGAAATAGTGTATTGCTTAGGTGACTGGCTCATAGTTACTAATGAGTCACAAAAACTACAAGGTGTTTTATTTTCTACTAAATTGCAAAGCGGAAATCTTATTAGTGTTACTGGTAAACCTTGTGTGGAACCTTCACCTTGTAAGGTGTTAAATAATTCTAATAATGAATACATAATTTTTAAACTCCTTTAGGTAAAGAAATGTATATTTGTGAAGATACCTTTATTAAACTTTCTACAAGCATATCATATACAATTTTAACATTTAATCCACCCAACCCACAACCTAATGCAGGAATTGCAATAGATGATATTTTGTGCGTTTGTAAAATATTTTTTAAATCTTTTAATCCTTCTTCTATATAGTAATACTTACTAGAATCAGACCAATGTTTCTTTGTGGGAAAATTAATAATATAGTAAGGATATATATGTCCATGTACTCTATATATTAAACACTTACCTATTTGTATTGTTTTTTGAAAACATGCTTGTTTGTAATATTTAAAATTATCTGGATATCTATTTTTAAATTCTAAAGCTAAACCTTTTCCCATTACACCTACACAATTGACAGGATTAACAATAGCTTCTACATCAAGATCAAATATATTTTCATTAGATATAGTAATAGACATATTTAACTCCAAAGATGGAAGAAGTTTTTTGCAAACAATGTTAACCCCTTTTTTGCTTTTTTATAATCTTTTGTTTTTTCTTCTTCATTTTTATATGGTTTATCATCCATTTCTAATGCATACTGAAATGCGAATATCATTTCATCTAACATTTCATTCCATTCAATATCACTTAAATACGAGGGGCGACTTTTATTCATTTTTCTAAATGCTACTAATCTTGGATATATAAACAATGCTATAGAGGTATATAAATTCCATAATTCTTTTTCGGAAAATCCATAAAGTTTAAGTTCTGCTTCCCATTGCTCTTGTCTGTCATCTTTTTCATGCCATATAGATAACCAATCGAAAGTTTCGCTTGGTACGACTAATTTCTTTTCTAACACTCCAAAGCCGGGTTCGAACTTAAACATTTTCTTTTTCCCATATATCTAATAATGTTAGTTGTTGCATACCAACTTGTTGATCCATTTCAACATATCTAGAAATCATGTCAGAAATATTATTATCTTTTTGAATTTTTGAATAATCATAAACAGCACAATTTTTTATACACATATTTTTACTTATATCTCCTTCACTATCATATGTGAACTACCCACGACTAAAGTTGCGGGTATTCTCCGCCTACACCATAAAATAAAACGCTTGTTTATTTATTTATGGAATTTGTTTTAATTAACATATTATTACCATCCAACATCACTAGTATTTTTTACATCTATATGAAATAGATCCAATATTGGTTCTAATCTATTATAAATAGCATATTCTAACATTCCTGAAATATCTGGTATAAGCAAATCTGTATCTAATGTTACGTGTTCTGGTATAACTATAAAATCATATTCTTTTAATCTACCCTCATCTTTTAATTTATTGAGGTTATTACGTTGTGTTATATCTAGCTTATTAACTAATATGTTAGATAGTTTAAACCTATATCCTTTATCTCCAGGTTTAAATACATTACCATATATTGCATTATAAACCATCATACCTCTAACAGCTATAGGTTCTACTTTATATGTACGCATATTCCAAATACATGGAATGGCTGTATCTATAGAACCTTCAGATAGTAGTTTAATATAATCTTCTATATATAAATCTATAGCTCTTAGCATCTTACTTTTACTAATATTTTGTTTTAATATCTTATCTAATAAATCGCGCATCATATTTTTAGTAAATCTCGGATAATCACTTCTTACTACTTCCATACCAACAACATTTAAATTATCTACTTTTTCTTGTTCCTTTTGTATAGCCCAAATAGCGTATTTCTTTTTAGCATCAAGAAAAATAGATCTCTTTATTACTAATTCTTCTTTAAATCTAAAATCATATATACTGGCTAAAGACTTATCACTAGGTGTATTATGTAATGCTAACATTTGTTTCATAGCATGTTTATTAATAAATTCCGCTACTCTTCTAATAATTTTTAATACAATTTCTACCTTTTCATCATCGCTAGTAACATCATATTCATCCGCTAAAATTGCTCTAAGTACTGGATCTAAGTGCAAGAAAATAGAATCTGTATTATGTACTAAAATATCGTTAGCAAAAAACATATGTGTATCAGGGATAGATAAATCGTATACATAATTGTTAGTAGACTCGATGGGTTCTATAGATGTTATAGTATCTTCAATTATATTTATCAATAATAATAACCTCCTTTAACTTGCTACTATTTGTTCTCTTTGTAAAAATAAAACTATTAATTTAATGTGATATAGACGATTTGATTTAGATATATATTATTATATTGAACAACTAGGATATTGTCAATGGAACATCGACAATACGAAAGTTGTTCCGGACCCCATCGTCCGACCTTTAAGGAGGTGAAAACGATGGAAGTACTTTTTGTTAAAATTATGGCCCACATCGTCTGGGCCATATATGTCCTCACTCGGCTTGTTTAGGTGAGGGAGGTGTCCTGAGCATGACGTTAAACTGCTCAATTATTTTTTGTTTGTGCTTAGTTTTTTTACGATTAAATTTGTATATATATTATTACAATGCAACATAATCTTAAAGGGTGCTAAGTCCCTTCAAACTTAGCAGTGTTTCCGCCCACAGTTGTTAGGCGGAGAAAGGAGGCAACATGAAAAAGTTGCCCGTTGCGCTCCAAAAACTCCTGGAAAGAAATTTCCAGGAGCGTGGAGGCCTTGCCGTTGGGAGGAACGTGTTTAAAAAACCCAGCGGTAAGGTTTTTGGGGGGTATGTAGATTTTTACATATCTCCCAAAAGCGTTCAGGCGCCTGTGGAGTATGCAGAAGTAACTCTGCTACTTCCTGGCGCCGGAGCCCCATTACGGGGCGCGGCGGCAGTTCGGCCCGCAGCTTGTGTAGAGGGATTAGACCTCTACCGGGCGGCACGGCTTGCGGGAGTTTCCTGCCAAAACATTCGGCAGGAGATAAACACAGCATGGGGGTGCTGTGTTGAAACTCTCGCAAGAGGAGAGACCCCCAAAAAGTCTCGCCCATACATTCCCTCTGTAACAGGAGGGTTTGTCTATGGGCTACGGCGGCTTGCTCCTGGACACCAGATCGGTGTCCAGGGGCTAAGGAACCTGGCAGATCAGACTCACTGGTCCGCCAGAGATCTGGGGGGCGAATTCACGTTGGTGAAATACCGCCAGCGTGGATAAACTCCCAGGAGCCGCTAACATAGGGCTCCTTTTTTTTATTTTTAAGGACGCTAAGTTCCTTCAAACTTAGACGCTGTCGCCCACGCGAAGTTAGGCGAAGAGGAGGCTTTAAAATGAAAAGAGCTACAATAAGTGTGAGGAGGTTTACAGGTGTGAATAAATTTGGGCAGGACATCGCCCGAACTGTTTTCTCGTTTGTATGTCCGGTGGAGGAAATAGCCATCCACCTCAAAAAATTTAAAGAAACATTCAACTTCGATCGCTTGCACTGGGTCGAAGTTGACGGGAGAGATGTGAACGTTTAATCTCTCCCATAAGGGGCCCCGCTAATATAGGGGGCCTATTTATTTTTTTGAAAATATAACAAGAATACTACTCTTTGTTATATTTATTTTTTGAAAGGAGCATTTAAATGAAAACAACCTCAAGTGAAAAACAAGTTTTAAAGAAACAAGCATATCTTTTGCTTCTAAACAATTATTTAAAAGAGGCGAAAGAAATATCTACTAATCTGCTGGAACATTATCCAGCAGATTATAACACAGGTGAAGAAGCATATAATTTAATGGAGCTGAATATACGGATGAGGTATATATTCTGTCTCTATGAAATGTTTGATATGGGGGAGGATGTAAATGAAAAAGAATAAAAAACATATCAAGACAGAAGCTCTTCTAGTTCTCCTGAAGAAATATATAACAGAAATAGACAAACTTATAGACACACTTGTTGAAAATATTACAATAGACTATCCAGATAATGAGTATTATGCTGATCTGGATACAAGAATAAATATCATATGTAATATTCGTGATATTTATAATGAAGAAAGAAATATTATATTTAAAAAGGAGGAAAAAAATGACAGATAAACTAATTCCAATCTATATAAAAAATAAGAGGGGTAACATATGTTTGGTTACCCCAAACAAAACAAAGGGGTATGATAGAAGAGGTAATGAGATTAAACCCCTCTTCTATCATAAGCGGGATCGCGTTTTCCTTCTTAAAGAAGGAAACGTGTTTTCGAACCCCAGATGGACATATAGCTATCAATACGTCCACGAAACATTTCGGGAGGTGGAGAAGTGAAAAAAGTAATTTTCATAACTTTACTTTTATTTGCAAATACAATTATTTGTATGTTTGTATTGTTTTACCCATCGTCACTTACAGTTATAGATACAGATATACAAAAACATATCGTCTCCCCCAATGAAACGATGTGGGGGATTATATCGAAAAAATATTCTTCTCTTATCAACAGGGGAGAAGATATAAGGGAAATTATTTTTCTCGTGGAAGAATACAATAAGACTTCTGCGAGATTAGAGGTTGGGCAGGTTGTGTTACTGCCCACAATACAATGAAAAAATTTAAGGAGCTAGGATACTTAATCCTAGCTATTATAATACCGCTCCCCATTATTTTATATACTGAAAAAATGGGCAGCGAAGAGTATTGGCTTACTATATTAATTGTTACTTGTATATTGGGGCCAATGCTAGAAGAGTTTTTCCGCCACATTTCTATATATAAAGGAAATGGCGGAAAAGTATATACCTGGGGACTTATGGTAATTGAGTCCTTTGTAGGTATAATAATGTTTATGATGGGATTGTGGATTACTGGTATTCTACAAATTCTATCGAGAGCAATTCATCTTTTGTTTTTGGGCGTCAACAAAAACAAGGGATGGAAAAGAGCAACACTAATGCATATACTTTTTAACATTGCAATGGTGTTACTTAGTATGACACAGACAGAAGATTGGGTATCTCTGTCTGCTGTTGTAATATTTCTAATTATAAAGCAACAGAAGATTTTGTCTGTTGCGAAAAAATAAAATCGATACCCCCCATATGGTTTTGGGGGGTATTATTTTTTGCTCTACCTTTAATCTAAAAATGGTTTAACAACTTGATTGATATCTACATAGGGATCTCCACAAGGACTAGCTTCTTCACATTTTCCTTTTATAATACATGAAGGCCCGGCAGTTTTAAATAATATGGGTGCTACTTTCTTTACTTCTATTAACATAAGTCTAGCCAATTCTCTAATTTCCCATTGACTTCTTTTACACAATCTCAATGTAAAAAAATTATGTAACGATCGAGCATTCATAGTCACAGCTAATTGAGTTTCCCAACTATGGGGTAATATATATCTAGCATCTTCTTCTAAAATGCCTTTATTTAAAAATTCTTTATACATATCTGTAGCTACCTTTACTAAACTTTCAAATTTAATACAGCTTTCTATATCGTTCTTAATAGAAGGTGGTATTACCACAGTTATTTCTTTTGGATCTGTATTCATTGTAATATAACGCTGACTTTGTTGTGAAAAATTTGCTAGTCTATGTCTTACTAATTGATGACTACATATTCTGCTAATACCATTAATAGCAAAAGTAAAAGAAGCGTGTTCAAAGGTAGATGTGTGGCCACTACGATATAAATGTTTAATTAATTTGGACTTTTGCAAATTTGTAATATCTTTACCATAATCTTCTTCTGTCATATCTACAGGATCGTAGCAACATCTAGCCGCCATATAAACAACATCGTCTGGATTAGGAGTATGTGATAATAATTTTACACGCATCATATAAAAGAAACCCCCAAATTATTTTTTGCTAGTTTTCTTTTTAGGTTTATTTTTACTTCCTTTAGGTCTGCCTCTTTTTCTTTTTGGTTTTTCTTCTTTAGGTACTATCTTTTCTTCTATTTTAATTGTATCCTGTACAACTATAGGTGTTGGTGGTATAGGTGCTGTAGCAAAATCATTTACTTCTTTATCGTAATCCGACATCAATACAAAATCATCTTTATTAGTAGGTTCTTCTATACTACCCACAATAGTTTCATTGTCTTTATTTAACTGTTTAAAACTATCTAGTATTCTTTCCTTTTCATTTGTAAGCCTTTCTTCAAAAATAGTTTCTTCTTTTTTATCTTCTTCTATTAATAATTGTTCTTTAATTTGTTTAATATGTTTGGGTTCTTTTTTAATATAATCGTTAGGATCTAATTGTTTAATTTTAAACAAATGCTGCATTCCATTTCTAGTATTAAGTGCCACTACAATAGACTCTGTAATACTAGTAATAGTAAGTCTTGCGCGACCACATAATTCTTTAATTTCCGATAATGTATACTTTTTTTGCGCCATCATGGTCCTCCCAATAATTTTTTTCGTTTTGCAAAACTGTTCACAAACAATAAATCAAAACCTTTATATTTAAGAAAATCGTCTGGTATGATGTACAAATATAGTTTTTTAGTAAACGGTAATAATTTATATGAATGATACATTTTTAATTCTTGTCTGTACTGTTTAAAAGCCGCCATGACAAATTCTGTACAACACATTTTATCAGAATTTTTAAAATCTAAAATAAAGTCATACGGCGTACCTAATAAATTTTTAGCTTCTTTCACTACATTATTAATTTCCACTTCGGTTAATTTAGGTCTTAATATAGCCAAATAATCACATCGTAGAAAACGCATTAACCCTTCTTGAAACACACCGTCTTGCATAGAATGTATTACTTCACGATCACCGATATATAATCCAACATGTGTAAATTTACCAGGAATGAAATAACTATCCAAATAATCTACATATCCTCTTAATAATACATCCCCTTTCTTTATAATACGAAATACTTCTTTATCATCTTCATCCGACATTCTATAACCTCTAGGATTATATATCAACCAAAAAGGAAATGGATATATTTTAATTCTTGAAAACATTTTTAGAAAAACAGAAACAATATTATAAAACACTACTAAACATCTCCTTTGAAAACTAGGAGATGATAATACTTGATAATTAAAAATCTAGTTCTTAATTAATGTCTTATCACCGATTATTAAATCTTTGGGTGTACATTCGACTACATTACCATCTTTAACAATCATAATACTTTCATCCTCTGTAACAGTTACTGTTTTACCACTAGCAGTTGTAATTTTGTATAATTGCTTGTCTGTTTTATGTTTCATTATATAATCTACATA